AGCCTGAGTCAGTGCGCAGGTCTTCGGCCGCGCAACGACAACGCCGGGCTGGAGCTCTTTGCCGGGGTGTACGACGACGGGGCGCACAACCTGTTCACGGGCACCGGGACGAACAACAACGGCACCTCGACCGGGTACCGGCTGGGAATGGGGCTGACCGGCCTGATCGTGCAGTTCTACGGCACCGGCACGTTCCAGGGCACCTCGGCCGGGGCCAGCACGGTGTTCACCATAACCGGCACTGGGGTTACGGTCACCGGCACGGCCAGCGGCACCTCGGCCCCGCTTGTCGTCAACGCCGGCGTCGGCACGGTGGCGCGCGCGGTCGTCCAACTGTTCGATCCGGGAGGCCGGCAGGCCTTCGTCGGTCTTGGCGCCCCGCTCTCGGGCGGCGGCGACATTTTCCCGAACGGCACTGCCGGCGATGCGGGTGTCCGCGCCTCCTCGGGGCGCGTGGTGCTTTACGGCGCGGGCGGCCTCGGCGGCACGGGCGTCTGGGGCTGGGGCCCCACCAACGGCATGACGGACATGACCCCCGATACCGGGACGTTCAACGGCACGGCCACGGGGCTCACGACTTCGCCGACCTCGGCCATCGTCTGGGCCCGGAACGGGAACATGGTGGCGATCACCGTCAACAGCGTGTCCGGCTCGAGCAATGCCACGAGCTTCAGCATCGGGCAGTTGCCGGCGTTCCTGGAGCCGGCGAGGAACCAGGTCATCGCCATGCCCGCAAGCTGTATGACGGACAACGGCGCGGCCAGCAACAACGGCTCGGTGCTCATGCAGGCGGGGGTGGCCAGCATCACCTTCCGCTTCAACAACAGCAGCGCCGGCTTCACCGCAGCCGGCACAAAAGGCGTAGCATCCGCGTTCACCTTCGTCTACCATCTGGCTTAACATGACAGCACTTCAGGCAGTTCCAATGCGCTTCAATGACCCTCCGGCCCCACCGACGCCGGTAAAGATCGTATCCCGCTGGGAGCAGTTCTTGGGGGCGCTCACCACGGGGCAGACCATCGAGGACGCCATGCTCGCCTGCTTCATCAAGCGGCGCGAGATCCAGGCTATGATCAACTCCGGTCCGCTCGAGCGTAAGCGCTATCAGGAGGCGAAGGTCGCAGGGTTGCGCAGCGCCTACTCGGAGTTCGACCTCGACGAGCTCTTCAACCGGATCGCGATGGGCACGACCGTGGGGGAGGCGTTCAAGGAGGTCTTCGGGACCGACGTCACGCCGACGTTCTACGAGATCCTGCGCTGCGACCCGGACCTCGAGGAGCGCTACCAGAAAGCGCTGCAGACCAAGGCGCTGCTGGAGATGGAGAAGGCCCTCGGCATCGTCGACGACGACTCGAACGACACGCTGCCCGGCCCCAAGGGCGGCGAGATTCCGAACATGGCCGCGGTCAACCGCAGCCGCCTGCGCTTCGAGGCGCGAGCCAAGCTTGCCGGCAGCTGGTACCGCCGCCTCTACGGCGAGAAGGATCCGAAAGTGCAGGTCAACGTGCAGGTCAACCATGCCGAACGGCTCGAGGAGGCCCGGGCGCGAGCGCGCGACCACCGTGCCACCCCGCGCGCCGTGCCGATCATCGAAGGCGAGTTTCATGCGCACCCGGCGCCTGAGCCGGTGGCCGAAGTCATGGACACAACGTGGATGGAAGGAACATGAGAAACATCATAGCCGGGATACTGATGGGCATCCTGCTCATCTGCGCCATGAAGCAGTGCATCGACCGGGCCGAGCAGCCGCGCGCCGTGACCAGCCTGCAGAAATTCAGGTCCTTCGACGAGGCTGCCATGTACGGCGCGCGCCGCGCGGTGCAGTGCTCGGAGGTCTACGAGTGCGGCGGGCACATCTTCCGCACACCCAAGGATGAGTACGTGGTCGGTCCGACACATACCAGCTTCTCAGGGGACGAGCTCGACGGCGAGGACTACAAGATACCGGATGACTGGGAAGTGGTCGGGGACTTCCATTCGCACGCCTGCCTTGCGAAGACCCACATACCGGAGTACTTCTCCGATGCGGACGCCGACGGCAACACCGCCGACAACACGGTCGGCGTCATGGTCGATATGTGCACCGGCGATGTGCACATGTTCATCCCGGGGAACACGCCGATCGGCAAGAAGATCTCCTTCGAGGTTCACGAGACGCCGGGCCTTGTGTTCGGCCACGTGCCCGTGAGCGGCAAGAGCGTGGAGCCCGACACCGGACCATGAAACTGCGTGAACTTGAAGCGCGCTTCCTGCGCGTTGCGGACTCCAACACTTACCAGCAAGTGGATGCGCTTGCTGACGCCGACGGCCTGTGGCTGCTGTGCCCCAAGTGCTTCGAGGAGAACAAGGGGCGTGTAGGTACTCACGGAGTCATCTGCTGGTTCCGCGGCAAGGTGCCGGACGACAAGACTCCCGGCCCTGGACGGTGGACGCCCAGCGGCACCGACATCGATAACCTGACCTTCGTGCCCGGCGAGCCGCCCATGCAGACCAGCGTCCAGCTCACCGAGGGCTGCGCTTGGCACGGGCACATAGTCAATGGCGAGACAGCACCGGCATGAGCGCCGCGATGCAGTCAGGCGACACGAGCCGCGCGCGCGCCGCGCAGCAGCCGATGTCGGAATCGGAGTACGAGGCCGCGCTGGTCGAGGACATGGCGCGCTTCTACGACGACCCGGTCGGCTTCGTGTACTACGCCTTCGACTGGGGACGCGGCGAGCTCGCCGACTTCGACGGCCCGGACAAGTGGCAGGTCGAGTTCATGGAAGCCGTGGCTGCGAAGCTGCGCAACGACCCGGACTGCAACATCAGAGAGGCGACCGCCAGTGGACACGGAATTGGAAAGACTGCGGCAACTGCTTGGCTCGTCCTATGGGCGATGTCCACACGTCCTCACCTGTCAGGAGTCGTCACCGCAAACACCATGTCGCAGCTGTCCACGAAAACATGGCGCGAGCTTGCGCTGTGGCACAAGCGCGTCATCAATCGGCACTGGTTCAAGTGGTCCGCCACCAAGTTCTGGCACGTGAAGCACCCGGAGACGTGGTTCACCTCGGCCGAGCCGAACACCGAGCACAACTCGGAAGCCTTCGCCGGTCGCCACGCCAAGTACAAGCTCATCATCTTCGACGAGGCCTCGGCCATCCCGGACAAGATCTGGGAGGTGACCGAGGGCGCCATGACCGACCCGCGCTCCATCTGGTGCGTGTTCGGCAACCCGACCAAGAACACCGGCCGCTTCAAGGACTGCTTCGAGCATGACGCGGCGCGCTGGGGCAACCGGCACATCGACAGCCGCACGGCCAAGATGACCAACAAGGAGGAGCTCGATGAATGGATCAAGGCCTATGGCATTGACTCCGACTTTGTCAGGGTGCGCATTCTGGGCCTCTTCCCACGGTTCGGTGCAATGCAGTTCATCTCCACCGAGGCCGTCGACAAAGCCATGCTGGGAGAGGTTCCCTACGAGGCCTGGTGTATGGTGCCTATTGTGCTCGGCGTGGATGTGGCGCGTTACGGCGACGATCTCTCTGCAATCGCGGTTCGTCAAGGGCGCAAGCTACACGAGATACGGAGGTTCCGCGAGCTGAACACGATGCAGCTGGCCGCCGAGGTCATCGCCTGCATGAAGGATTACGGCGGTGTCGCGGCCACCTTCGTCGACGGGGTCGGCGTCGGTGCTGGCGTCGTGGATAGATTGCAGATGCTGGGTCATGCCGTCATCGAGGTGAACGGCGGCGAGAAGGCATTCGACGAGATTCGCTTCTACAATTCCACGGCCGAGATGTGGGACCGCATGCGTGACTGGCTGCGCGGCGCGGACCTGCCCGCCAAGGACAGCGAACTGCGCCTCCAGCTTATAGGGCGCGAGTATTATCACGATGACAAGGATAGGGTGCGTCTTGAGCGAAAGCGGGACCTAAAGAAACGCGGGCTCGCATCGCCGGATCTGGCCGATGCCCTGGCGCACACTTTCGCAGAGGAGCTGGGCGACCTCGTACGTAACAGCGTGGAACCGGAAGATGAGAACAGCGTCGAGCCGTCCGTCAACGCCTGAACAGCGGGCCAAACGCGCCGCGTACAGGCAGGCCAATCTGGAGCGCTTGCGTGAGCGAGAGCGAAAGTATCAGGCTGCGTACAGGGCTGCGCATCCAGAACGCGTGCTGGAGTGGAGCCGCAAGTGGTGGGCGGCGCACCCAGAGGCCGTCGCCAGATACGCACCCGGCAAGAAGGCTTGGACCGCGGCCAATCGCCCCAAGGTCAACGCCAGTAACCGCAGGTGGAAGGCTCGCAACCCCGCCAAAGTGCTGTCCAACTGCCGTCTCAGGCAGACCCGGTTGGCAAAAGCGCTATGCTCCTGTTGCGTCCCGGGCGATTTTGAGAAAGTCTACGTCGCGGCCCGGCTCGCAGGAATGCAAGTCGACCACGTTCGCCCTCTTAGCAAGGGCGGCCTGCATTGCGTCAAGAACCTGCAACTGCTGACCGCCCAAGCCAATATGTCCAAAGGCAACAGATGGAGACCTGCAGCATGACAGCACCCGCCAAAAAGACCGACACCCACGCCATCGTGCCCGCAACGGTACATGGGCCGGGAGTCTATTCCGTGATCAACCGTGTAACCGGCGAGGAGGTCGACCGCGTTGCCAGCTTCGGGGAGGCGCTGGACGCCCAGAAGAAGTACGACGCGCGCGTACGCCAAGCGGGCCAGTAGCCACAAAGGGGTCGCGGCTTGCGCCGCGACAGGAGACATCGGATGGAGAAGACCCGGTTTTACGCAGGTGAGAAGGGCAAAGAGTCCAACCACAAGCAGGACTTCAACGAGGCGCAGGCAGGCGAGAGCCACGAAGAGAAGGCCATGCGCGTCGAATTCTGGATGGCCAAGCAGATCGGTACCGACCTCGTGAAGCACTACCCCAACCGGCAGTGGCACGTGGACGTCGACTCGCGCAACCAGACCATCATCATCTCGTGCCCCTCGCTGTCCAAGCGGGAGGGCTACCGCCTGAACATGAAGCGGGACACCATCGCCGGGCTCCTGCCGCGCTGCCGCCGGGCTGCCGGGGAGATCCTCGAGCGCTTCGACGTCACCCGCGGCCGCATCATCGATCCGTACACCTTCGAGGCCATGCGCCGCGACGTGCGCGATGACGTGATCTGCAAGGACCGCACCGACACCGTTGACCGGTGGAACGTGGCGCACTGATGCCCGAGCCTACCCGCGACAAGGTTGACATCGGCGAGACCCGCACTGCGGGAGTCGCGGCCGTGGACCCGTCCGACGGGTATTCGCGCACGCCCGCCGACCTGCCCCCCGGCCCGAACCCGGCCAGTGCCGGCTCCTCGCGCCCGCCGCTCTCGGGCGACGGCTCGCAGTCCAACGAAGGCATGACCGACGAGGACATGCGCAAGGCGCAGGCGGCCAACGATGCGTGGATGATCAGCAAGGCGCAGACCTTCTACACCATCGGCCGCAACTACCTCGAATCGAACATCACCCTCGGGTGGGAGCGCAACCTCTACCACTTCCGCGGCGAGCACGGGCCGACCTCGCCCTACTCGCGCCGGGACTGGAAGCGCGCCCGCACCTTCCGGCCGAAAACCCGCGCCAACGTGAAGGCGCAGGAAGCTGCGCACGCCGCGGCCGCGTTCGCCACGCAGGACTACCTCGACGTCAAGGCTACCGACCCCACCAACGAGAAGGAGGTGATCTCGGCTGCGATCAACAAGGCGCTGATGCAGAAGCGCCTCGAGCTGGTGCCGTGGAACTGGTTCATCACGGCGCAGGGCGCCTTCCAGGACACGAAGACGTACGGCCTGTGCATCAGCCACCAGTACTGGAAGTTCAAGCAGATCGAAGAGATCGTCCCGGCCTTCGACGACACCGGCCGGCCAATCCTCGGCGACGACGGCCAGACCCCGATGGGCGAGGCCAAGAAGACCATCGTCGCGGACATGCCGTGCGTGGACCTCATCGAGCCGGAGTGCATGCTGTTCGAGCCGACCTGCGACTGGCGCAACCCGATGCAGTCGGCCGGCTGGCTCACCTACCTCATGGGCATGACCGCCGGCGAAGTCATGGAATTCATGGAGGAGAACGACCCGAAGACCATGATGCCCGTGTGGCGCAAGTACGACCTTGCGCAGATCCTCACGGCCCGCGCCGAGCAGCTCGACAACCGCGTCCGGCGCGCCCGCGAGGGCCAGCGCCGCGTGGATCCGGTGACCGACCCGGCCGGAGACGAATTCACGGTGGTCTGGGTGCACATGAACGTCGCCCGCGAGAAGGGCGTCGACGTCGTCTGGTTCACGCTGGGCACGCAGCTGGTGCTCACGGACCCGGTGCCGCTCACTGAGCTGTACCCGCACCTTGCCCCCGGCGAACGCCCCTTCACGCTGGGCTTCTCGGTCATCGAGACGCACCGCAACTACCCTGACGGCGATGTCGCGCAGATCGCGCCGCTGCAGGAGGAAATCAACTCGATCGCCAACCAGCGCCTCGACAACGTGCGGTTGGTGCTGAACAAGCGCTACTTCATCCGCCGCGGCTCGCAGATGGACCTCGATGCGCTGATGCGCAACGTCCCGGGCGGCGGTGTCATGACCAACGATCCCGAGAAGGACGTGCAGGTCGTCAACACCCCTGACGTCACCGGCAGCTCCTATCAGGAGCAGGACCGGCTGGCGCAGGACCTCGACGACCTCGTCGGCGGCTTCGGGCAGGCCTCGATCAAGGCCGGCGGCAAGCAAATGGACCGCTCCGGATCGATGGACGTGCTGCAAGGCGCCGCCGGCGCGGTGCAGGACTACGGCATCAAGATCTTCTTCGAGACGTGGATGCAGCCTGTGCTGCGCCAGCTCGTGCGCCTCGAGCAGATGTACGAGACGGATCCGGTGCTGCTGGCGGTTGCCGGCAAGAAGGCCCAGATCTGGGACAAGTTCGGCATGTCCGAGCCCACCGACGAACTGCTGCAGCAGAACCTCAACGTCAGCATCAACGTCGGCATCGGCAACACCGATCCCGTCAAGCGCGTGCAGAAGCTGGTGTTCGGCATAAACCAGGTGGCCGCGCTGCCCGACATGCAGCGGCGCCTGAAGAGCACCGAGGTCGGCGACGAGATCTTCGGCGCGCTCGGCTACAAGGACGCCTCGCGCTTCTTCATGAACGATCAGGAGCTCGCCCAGCACATGAAGACGACCCCGCCCCCGCCGCCTCCGCCGGAGATCGCGGTCAAGATGCAGGAGCTCCAGCTGCGCGGCAAGGAGAACGACCAGCGCGACAAGCGCGAGACCGACAAGAATGCAATGGACCACGAGTGGCGCATGAAGCAACTGGACAGCAACGAGCTGCTCGGCCACGCCAAGACGCAGACGCAGGAGGCGATCTCCGCCGCCCGCGACAAGACGCAGCGCGACATCGCTGCGGCCAAGGAGGGCAACCGTCTGGCGGAGGTCAACATGGATCGGGCCGACAAGGCGCACGAGCGCGCGGCCAGTGCCGCGGACGCTGCGGCCAAGGCGGCCAACGAGCGCGCGAACCCCAAGCCACCGGGCAAAGGATTCCCGCCGAAGTGACGGCGTTCGCAGTTCGCGAACAGCGAAGACGCCCTTGTAACGCGTTTTAGACTATTTTGGAGGGACTATGCCAGATCGTGATACTCGCAACGCATCGACCGGAGAGACCGCGCAGGAAACTGCGGATCGGCTTGCGGGCGCTGGCGGCCCCTCGAAGGCCGAACAGGCGGCCGGCGCTAAGCAGCCGGTTGACGGTGGCGCCAAGGGCCCGCTGGTTCCGAACCGCCCCGCGCCGCAGAACATCCACCCGTCCGCCAAAGGCGTGTACGGCTCACCGATCGACTCTCAGATCGTGAAGTAGCATGCCAGAGCCGGTCGTACAGGTTGGCGCGGGGGTGCCGGGAGGCTTCCCGCTGCCTAACTCGGGCGCCCCCGGCACGGCGTACACCTCCGCGCAGCGCATGCATCCGGCGGCCATGACCGGCCGTGGCATGAGCAACGGCGGGATGCCGCCGGCAGTAGCAGGAGCGAAGAAGTGAAGAGCGCACCTAAAGTCCACGTGCCCAAGCCGCCTCAGGCGTCCAAGCCGAAGACCAAGGTGCACCCGGCCGCGGCGATGCGCGTGCGTCTGCCGACCGGGACGGTCAACACCGGCGAGGCGGACCCTGGCGTCGTGGCGCCGGGAATCGGGAGGTTCTAATGCCAAGCGTTTCAGGAGCACAGCATCGCGCGATGGCCGCCGCGGCCTCGGGCAAGAGCACCCTCGGGATCCCGGCATCCGTGGGCGCCGAGTTCATGCACGCCGACAAGGGCAACCCCGCCGCCAAGGGCAGCGCGCACAAGGGTTTCACCGACGCGATGAAGGGTCATGGCGTCGCCAAGGGTGGCAAGAGGCACCCAAGCACGAGTCACTACAATATGGGCCCGCAGGGCAACAAGTTCGGAAAACGATAGGAGAAACAGATACATGGCTTCAGTACCGCAGACCAAGTTCACGATCGTTCTGCCCACGCAGGACCAGGCAGTCCCCCCAAACCCCATCGTCGTTGGCGAGCTCACAGAGGCTGACGTCGAGATCACCGTTGACGGTGCGACCACCGTGTACTCCACGCCGCTGGATCCGAACGACGCCGTAGGCGCCTCGATCGACGTGCCGTTCACCTCCCTCACCCCGACCTTCTCGCCCGTTGCTGGAAAGTCGTACGTCGCCGATGCGTTCGTGAAGGACGCTGCCGGGGCTGGCGCCAAGAGCAAGACCGTCTCGTGGACCCAGCTGGCCGCAGCGGCCGCACCCGCCGCGCCGTCGGATTTTTCGGTGGGCTGATTCGCGCCCTCAAGGCGATCTGGAACTGGCTAAAAGGCTTGTTCTAGCGATTCGATACGCACAGGAGGACCTACCAAGTGGCGGTCACAAGAGAAGCGGACGTAGAGTTCGTTGACGAGAAAGAACGAGAGCTCTTCGGCGAGGCCATCCTCGCCGAAGACGTTCGCACCTTCCTTCGCTCACACCCCGTGGGCAAGTACCTACACCACCGCGCAAAGCTCGAGATCCGCCAAGCGGAGACCGACGCTCTGGCTGTCGATCCCGACGGCTGGAGCTGGCTGCGCTCGCGCACCAAGCTGCGCAAGATCCGACAGCGCGCCGACGTAGCGCGCTCCTTCATGGCCTGGCTCTCTGAGGCCATCATCAACGGCGACCACGCCGCAACCCAACTCGAGGAGTACCGTAATGGCCGATGAACCTACCACCGACGGCGGTTCGACCAGTTCACAGTCCGGCAACGCTGCACTGGACGCCCGTACAGTGTCTGCTAAAAAGGGACCGGGCCGCGATCCGGTCTTGGTTGCACGTGACGAGCTTCTGGCTCGCATGGATGCGCAGATCGAA